TGTCATCAATCAACAACGCATTAACTGGAGGTGCTGCCATCAACGTACCTTTTGCCATACGCTTCTTTACAGATTCCACGCTTACACCCGTATTACGCAGGGCGTTGACTGTGTCGTGATAGCTGACCTGATTCTTGGCGCACCATTCTTTAAACTTCTTTTGCACAATGAACAGGCGCTTGGTATCAAGCTCGTACCGGATCAGCAACTCACCCCTTGGCTCCCTGACAGGTGCATTAGGCAAGCCATTCTCAGCAGGGTTATCCCTAACCAACAAGATGTTGTTGATGTTGGCCATGACAAAAGAACCCACTGCTGTAGCGCCGTCTGTCGGAGCCGCCTTGATGTCACCCTTGTTGTTCTTAAGCAGGGTCACAAGCCAGTTAAAGATGCGCTTAACGTCATAGTCAATCAGCCCCAGTTGGTTGGCGATCAAGCCACCCGTGATACCCAGTGCACCAATCGATGACCAGAAGCGTTCACGCTGACCCAAGCCTGCCGCTGTATCCAAACGCAACTGAACATCACGCAGGGTTTCCAAAACTTCAGGTAGGTTGTTGACCACGTACTTCAGGAAAGCTTCACCGGCGTGCCCATAGTTCGTGAACAGCTTGCCGAACAGTGCATCGGTATACTCTTTCGAGTGCTTCTCATCGCGGCTGATCTTCAACTCAATGATACGCATCATCTCGCCTTCGGGAAACTCCTTCAAGGAAAACAACTTATCGTACAAACTACTGTTGGAAGAAGTGATCGCAAGCAAGCGCCAGAAGGTATTGTTCATGCGCTCAGCGTTGGTCTGAGATTCCATGCGGTTCTTGCCACGACCTTGAGTAATAGCGTACGCCAACTGCGACACCATTTCATCGCGCATGTTGGTGATCTCGTCAATCGTTGCAGGTAAGTTGTTCAGCACACCGAAGCGGTGAATCTTGGCGTTGTATGTATCGTCGTTCTGTAGCAGTAGGTCGAACGGTTGCCCCCAGATACTGTTGATGGCCATCTGCACAGTTGATTTACCCGTGCCAGAACCCGGACTCATCAAGTTAACGATACCCCCGCGCACCTGAGTGAACGGCATCAGCACACTGCCAAACCCTAGCATGAACGCAAAGGCTTGAGCTTCCATACCGTTGTTGTTATAGAAGTTAATGACTGACTTCCACTCGTCCAGTTCACCCTTCTTCGTCAGCAATGAACAGGCATGCAAGATTGAACTTGCAGGGGGGCTGTATTTAACCCCAGTCTTTGTGATCTCACGGTCGCCAAGGATGAACGTCTTCTCTTCTGTCCATCCAAATTGGCTACGTACTTTTTCGGCTTGTCCCATAATTTGTAATTCCTTTACCCAGCGGGAAACATAAAACATTAACTCATCGACGGTCTTACCTAGTACCGCCATACCCTGCGTTGCGATGGCATCACGAAAGCGGTCTTTCGACAGCACGCTAACCAACGGCACAGAGAACTCACGCACGCCGTCTCTCGGCAGGTGCAAGCGCATCCAGAGAACCTCACCTGCCACAGGGTCGTGCATACGCTTGACCACATAGAAGTCATTCTCATAGACCAACTTATCGTTACCCTCTTCCTCGGTTTTGTTGGGGTCGCCTCGGCGGTAGATGCCGCCATGCTTGCCACGAAAGAAAGGAAAAGGGTATGCGGGTATGTTATACACCCGCACATCTTTAGAGCTAGAGTCCACCGTTGTAATGATGTTGTCTGCTTCTGTTGCTTCAATGATCTCTTTACCCAACACAATAGGCGAGCCAAACTTGCCCTTGTGCTTACAGTCTTTGCAGCCACCGGGTCTAAGATCGTCAAACGTTGCGCAGGTATAGGGGCCTTTGGTTTCGCTTGCCTTTTTGTCGGTGTCGTAACGGTTGTAGCCTTCATGCTGATTCGACATCTCATGGATGGCGGTATCACGATCTACGCAAAGCTGTGCAATGGATAGGCCACCACGCCATAAAGGTTCTGGCACCTGCTTCTGGTGCTCCATGATGTGATTGAGTTGGGCACACCCCTCAACCTTCAAAGCAATAATCTTTTCAAAGCGATACGAATTGTTCTGCCCCATCAGGGCTTTGCTAGTCGCATCGGGGCCAGCATTTTTTATGTAGTCAGGCACTTCAAAGGGCAACGCGTCAGTAGACTGGCTTGGCTCGGGCGCACCTAGGGCGGCGGCGAACTCAAACAAATCAACCTTGCCATCACCACCCATGTACTCCACTGGAAGTGGGTTGTCAGGGTTTTTAAAGTTGTGGGTTTCTGGCACGCGAAGGATACGCGCCATGTCAGTTGTGCAAGAAGGGTCAGCACGAAGCCCACGTTCAACGCATACATCTTTTAAACGCTTGGCTACAGGTAGCCATGTGTTCTTATCAATACTCTCAGGCAATACCCAATACACATGCACCCCGTTACCAGAGTTGATGCAGATGGGTTGTGGCAAATTCAAGTCAGCGCAGAACTGTCCCAGTGCCGCCATCGCCAGATCACGTGATGCGTAATCCTTAGTGGGGCCACAGTCTAGATCAAGCCAAAATGCTTTGGCTCTGTATGCGTTGGCAGCTAGCCTACGGGGTGGAACAATCTCGGGGTCAAACGAAAACATCGCATAGTACGTGTCAGCGTCAGCACTGTAGATGTCTTGTATTTCCGTGATGAGAGAGGGGATGTCAGATGCAAACCGTGTACGTAACTTCTCCTGCTTGATGCCGACCGCGCAGTATTTGCCAGTATCCGGCAACACCGCATTTAAAAATTCGGTCAATGTCATAGGGGTGATTCGGTTTAATGGCGGTCAATATAGTTTTGGATTTTCTTGGCGGTTTCAGGGCGTGGTGAATACTCACCCGCGAACCACGCATAAACGGTTATCTTCGTAACCCCTGCAATCTCGGCAACCTTCTTCACCGATATGTTTTTCTTGATGCAAGCCCTGCCGATTTTTACACCGGACAACTTTCCATCAGCTTGTTTGTTTCTTAGCACGGTGGCTAATGTGTAACCAATCATCGCTGTCTTTCGTTGGGTGGGGGTACCGCCCGCTCGTCTGCAAGCCCCGAAGAACCTTTGCACGGGTTTCCCCCCGATTGGTTTACTCGTCGCTGTCGTCTGCCCATGCGTCAAGCACAGAAGCTACGTCTTTGGATTCCGTTTTCTTCACGGCACGTTTGACGGGTTCGTCAACAGCTTCGGCTTTAGCGGCGGGCTTGGCGGCAGGTTCAATGAAAGGAGAAGCCTTCGGTGCATCACCATCCACCTGCTGAACAGTTTGTGTTACAGCGGCCAACGCATCGGCTGAATCACCTTGCGCTTTGCTCTCGGCCAACTCTTCCACAGACAGAGGGCGCACAGCGCGGAAGGTCAACTTAGGTGTTGCGCTTGATGTATCAAAACGCATCTCAGTCACAACGGCTGTCACGGGGATACCATGACCACCCAAGAACTTGGCGTATTGCTGCAATGGCATCTTACCGTTATCGCCTGTGCCAAAGATCGACTGACCGGGTAACGACAACTGATACACATCACCTGCCAGATTGTTTTCCAAAGCCACCGCAATGCGTTGGTTGAAACGGCAAGCACGGCTATCACCCTGACCAGAACCTTTGATGTTCTGTTGGCAGTTCTGGCAACTTGTGCTTTGTGGTTCCTTCACACCCTTGTCAGGTGTTACGCCATCGTTAGATGAGCAAGAGGGCGCAGAGTTCTGGCCTTCCACGTAAGTACCTGCATAGTAACTGCGGGATGTTTTCTCAGCAGAGCGCACGACTACCACGTTCATGGCGCGTTCGTCATTCTGTGCAACTTCTTTACCGCCAACAATCATGCGGAACACACCACCACGAATGGAGATGCGTTTGCCTGTACCACCGCCACCCATCAGGGCCTTGGTTGTTGCGTCCAGTTCAAGGTTACGCAAGTGGGCTGGGAGGGTGTTACCACCTTGGGAGAATAGTGCGAGGTCAGACATTTGGTGTTTCCTTTTTGATGAAAGTGTTAATGATTTCTAAGTCAATGTTAAAAAATTTGGCAAGGTCACTAGCGAAGAATCGATAGTTTTTACCAACGCGGATAAAGGGTATACGCTTCTCAGGCTTCTCTTCCTTGATGAGCGCGTGAACAGTTGACGGTGCGACTTGCAAAAGCTTCGCCACCTGCGCCAACGTAAGGGCAGTTTCCAATTTAGCTTCTCCTGACAGTTACAGTATATTTGTGATCCACGTTTAATCCCGTTGGAAGTACATCAGGATTTTCCCGTAGGAACTCTTTCATATTCAACTGCGATATGCGCCTCTCAACTAAGTCAAGTGCGTCATGGTCACGGATGAATTTGTGCATTGCAGCCCAGTCGCCTGTCCAGTAGCGTGTTTGCACTGTACGTATCGCTGTGCCGTGGGCCGTCTTGATACTCTCGGCTCCCGTTGCTTTGCAAGTCTCAAGCAAGTTTGATTCGACCAAACCCATTTGCTCTTTGATTGCAAGGTCTTCTGCTTCGTACTTCGCTTTGAGGGCGGCACGGGCATCGCGCATCTTAATGTATACGCGTACTAATTTATCTGCTGTTATATCCATGTTGCTTTCCGTTTCGTTTTTTTGTTAATCATACATCTTATCTTTACTTTGTCAAGTACCTCCATAAATTTATTTGTTTAAGTCGAATTCATCTTTATAAAGTTCCATCAAATTGAACTGTGCTAACTCTTTTGTTTCTAAAGCTTTGTACAGCTTGGCCTCTACTGGACTTCCTTGGAGTTTGACAACCAAACATTTGTTTACTTGCCCTGCCCTGTGGATACGTGCATTGGCTTGCGCGTATGTCTCGTATGATGTGATGGGCGCCCACCATACAATCGTGTTTGCTGCGTGCAAGGTGACACCGTGTGATGCAGCTTGGGGTTGTATGACAAGCACCCGTGGGTCTGGCTCATCTTGGAACTTGCGGAATATCTCTGTGCGCCTGCCAGCGGGTACACCCCCGTGTATCACATCCACTGTGTAGCCATCCCTACGCAATTCTTCAAACAGAATCTCAATGGCATGGCGGTATGGGGCAAACACCAATACCTTATGGCTGGATTCGTCAATGACTTCCTTGAGCACTGCCGTGCGACTGCTAGAGTCAAAGGTCACGATCTCACCACTATCGGAATACACCGCGCCACAGGAAATCTGTAGCAACTTATTTAGCTTAGCGGCGGCATTGATTGCCGTGACTTCCTCCCCTGCCGCCTGCATAGCCATCACCTTGCGTAGCTTCTCGTAGTAGCGTATCTGCTGTGGGGTCATGGGAACCTCACGCTCTGCGTACAGCAAGTCTGGCAGGTCAAGGCATTGCTCTTTGGTGAACCTGATTGCAGGCTGAAGCAGTGTGCTGACCACCTGCTCTGCTTCCCGTTTGGGTGCCCACTTGAACTGAGTGATCTTGTTCATCACCTGATCGCGGTACATAGAGAAGCTACGGGGTGTAGCCGATGGGTTAACTAGCTTA